GCCCTGCCTCCATCTAAGAATTATATCATCGTTTAAACCAAGAAGGAAGACCTAAATGTGGACGCTTGTCGAACATGTTATCCTTTGATCCCGGTGTTTTACGATTGTTATAATGCAGAAAAACTTGTACGCATTCTTTGCCTTTGAATTTATTTCTCCAATGCTCTAGCTCACAGCCAGAATAAACCAACATGTCTCCTGGTTTTAAATCTACTTTAACACCTTTGGTGTTATCAGATACGTATCCAACACCTGGTTTTACACCACCTTTTTTAGGATTAGGCTCTAAATATATTGGCCAATCATCACCACCTAAATTCATAGTGGTGGATATTTCACAACTAAATCTATCTTTGTGTCTTTTAAGTTCATCACCTTTTTTATAAATTCTTGCATAGGTATACGCTGGATATAGTTTTAATCCTGTCACTTTTTCCATTTCTGGCTGACACTTCAACATCAAAGTTTCCATGACTATGTTAGCATATTGAGAATAGGTGTGAGGTATTTGATCATCTACACCTTCATATTGACCCAGTATATTTTCAAAGGGTGAGAAGTATTTAGCTCGTCTACAAGTATCAAAAACTTGTTTCTGCATACTAAAATAATTTGCAATAAAACTTGCTAGATCTTTTGATATTGCTTTACGAATAACTGTATATTTATTTTTTTTAAACATCTTTAGCCATTTCTTTTGGCACTGCTTGTATGTTCCAATGTATAAATCTAAATGGTTCTATACCAAAATCCACTGCATATTCATGCTCTAAGTACCCTGGAAATATAATTAATGTTCCTGGTTTTGGTTTTAAATGAAATTGTTCATGACCAGGCCATACACCTTTTAAGTCTGGTTTTATTTTTAATTTTGTGCATCTCGCACCAGTTTTTGGTTCGTGAAATACGGGGTAAGAAGTTTTATCACTACATTTTAAAAAGTAAAAACCCGATACATGTTGATTCCAATGTATATGTGCAGAGTGGTGACCACCACCTTTTTTAGCAAACTCTTGTACCCATAATTCAGAAAACATAGTTGTGTATTGTGACATGTCATAACCTTGATGATCTAAATACTCCCAAGACTTTTGTCCAATGTAATTTCTAAAATCTAAAAAATCATTATCTTGTGTAAGCGGTGTTGAATGATATGATTTTCCAAAATCACCCCATTTTTTTATATGTTCTTTTTCTCTTTTACGAGCATCAATAATATATTTATTACTTGCTTTGTTTAATGATTTAACAAACTCTGGTCTTTCTTCACTCCATACTACAGTTGGAAAATAAGTATTTATAAACATTATTTAAAAGGTCTCCCTAAATGCCATACTACAAGACTATATCTTGTGCCTGCTGTTACTGGTTTAACTCTGTGCCACACAAAACTTGGAAATACAATAATAGATCCTTTTGGTAATATCTCTTTACATTGTATTCTATGTTTTAATTCGTCTCTCATATGTGGATCATAGTTTCTAAAATCAAACTCTAATTCACCACCTTGATATTCTGAACCATCTGTTAACTGACAAGTCATAGACAGTTTTCTAATTTTACCGTGTTCAGGATGATCTTCATTATCTCTTTGATAAGGTTTATCCCAACTATCACAATGCCAATCATAATATTGATTGTGTTTATATTTTGTAAACTGACAAGATTCACTTCTATCCCAATCAAAATTCCAACCTGCAGCTTTGTTTGCTAAATGAACATAGGGATGTATTTCTTTATATATCCAAGTATCATTTAACCACACTAAATCTGATCTTCTTTTTCTTTGTAAATTTTTTACTTCTTCTTTATTTAATTTTTCTTTGTTATATCCACCAGTTCTAGCCATTACTTGTTTTTGTGAATTAGCGTATTCTATTACCTCATCACAAAATTTAGGTGTTAGTGCCCCACTAAAATACCAATAATAATTAGATATATTCATACAATATAGTTTGTATAAAATTTAAACTATCCTTTTGATTGTTGGTTACGTAATACATATTAGTTGATGGAAACATAATAAACATATTATCTTTAAGTTCTATATCCCAACTTCTACCCTTACGTCTATTATCTTCATAATGTATTCTGACCATACAGTCTTTAACTTTTACACCATATAATAATGTGTAATCTGGTGAGTTTCGTAAATCTACCGGATCTACATTTATAAAAGGGTGTGAAGTTTCCCCTGGTTTATAAATGTTACCAAAGGTATCTTTATTAATTAAAGTAAATCCATAGTCTAAAAATATATGATCTCGCATATAAGTATTCAACATATCGAATGTTCGTGAAAATGGAAAATCTTTGTTTTGAATTTGTGATTGTAAAATATCGCCTGATAATTTATCTCGGTCAATGTCCCAATCTTTAGGCATTGCTACATCACCATAATATAGAGCTTGCTCTGTTAATACTTTCTTTTGCATACCACCACCTATTTAATACTAATTTAAAAAAAAGTCAACTATGCCCAAGAAGAGCCATTCCAACTTACAGTTGAGCCATCGTGTTTTAAAGCTTTCCAACCTGTAGTATTGTCAGCTTGATAAGCAGGTTCATCCCAATAAATTTGATAAGATCTAGTTTTTGGATCTCCAGCAGATGTTCCTTCTGGCATTACAGAATTTTCAGCTGCTAATTCAAAATCAACCTCTTCTTGTGTCCAAGTTGAATCGTAAGTATCTATTGATGGATAAGTTATAGGTGCATCCCAAGATGCAGTTGACATATTTTTAATCCAAGATGCATGTTGTTTTTTAGGCCAAAAGATTTGATCATCTTCATCCCAAGTATAACCTATACCTGCATAGTTTCCTCTAAATGGAGTTCCACCTTTTTTATGCTGTCCACCTTGTGTATTATATGAAGTTTGAATCCACATTTGTGCAGGCCAATTATTATGTGTTTCTAAATATTGTTGACCTACTGATTCATCTTCAACACCATCAGCATTTAACATATCTTTGTTATCGAGTGTTAACACTTGAATAACTTTTCCGTTAGCTCCTAATTTTGCAAAATGTGCCATAATGTTTCTCCTTATATATTAAAATTAATTACCATTCAACTATTGAAATTTATACCTAATAATAACAATTCCTGAACCACCATTTGCACCTTGAGGTGAGTCTGGGTTTCCCCCTCCACCTCCAGAACCTCTGTTGTCAGTTCCTGCTGTTTTAGTTTCACTACCTCCAGCACCGTCTCCAGCGCCAAATGTATTAGGAACCCTATCAGTTCCAGGAGCTTGCACAACTCCACCTTCACCACCATTAGCCATAGCTGATGGTGCAGGTCCTCCAGCGGGTCCTCCACCTGCACCGCCTCCTCCTGCATAACCTACAGGAGATGCTGTAATACAACTTGTAAAACCAGCTCCACCATCTCCACTATTACATCCTGATGCTCCTGAACCTTGTGCGCCACCACCGCCACCACCTCTTGCGTTAGCCCAAGGGTTGTTTGCATTTCCACCAGCATTTCCTTGAGGTGGACTTACAGGAGGTGTATTTCCTGCTCCACCACCTGTTGTGCTGTTTGCTGTAGGTGAATTTCTATGAGAAGCTCCACCACCTGATCCACCTGCAACACCTGTAAAGTCACTTGCAGCTCCACCTGGAGCATTTTTTGAAGCTCCACCTCCACCACCTGCTGAAGTAATAGTTGTTGTGCCTGCAAAAATTGAATTTCCTCCACTTGAACCAGGATTACAATTAGTCGGAGCACCAGCACCACCACCTCCAACTGTTACTGGATATGGAGATGCAGCTACAGGTAAAGCAGTTACACAAGCACCTAAAGGTGATCTTGTATAACAACCAGAAGCAGCTCCTGAAGATTCTCTATAACCTCCAGCTCCGCCACCACCACCACCATCTCTTTTATCGGGTGATGGTAAGCTTGCAGCGCTTCCTCCCATACCTCCACCACCAGCTCCTGCTACTACTAAATAATCTACTGTGTTAGATCCCTCTGAATTACCTGCATTAGATACACAAAAAGTACCGGGTCCTGTAAATGTGTGAACTTTAAAATTTCCTGACGTGGTTATTGTACCACCAGTTGCTGCAACATATTGCTCTGTAGGAGCCTGAGATTGTAAACCATCGTTAGTTACTAACCAACCTCTTGTTGAATCTATAAAAACTAATGTTATTCCAATACCCTCTGTGGCTATAGTTGCATTAACTGTTGAACCACCAATTTTGTCTGAACCGTTTTGAGCTACGGTTAGTGCATTACTATCAAATGTATTTCTGTAATCTTTAAATGCAACAATTGCTCCTGCAGTTCCCGCAGGGAGATTAGCTGTTACTGCTCCACCGTTTGTATCTACAAAATAACCTTCCCCACTAACTGCTGTAAAGGTTGAAGTTTTAACAGTTGTCTGCCAATCAACAGCTCCTGTACGACCAAATCCTGTTTGTGTTCCAGAGTTTGTAATTGTTGCACCAGCAGGAATTGTAATAGTGTCTCCACTATCTCCTAACTGAACTGTACCACAATTTGTTCTTGGACTAATTTTATTTACTTTTACTTCACTCATAATTTACC